CAGTAGCACTTGTCGCTTCGCTGCCAGCAGGTTCGTCTTCACCCCAATGTCAACGGCATCACCAGTGTATCCGGCTGTCCGTACGGCAATGCTTTGGCGAACGGCCTTCTTGTGGGCACGGTCACGACTCCCGGGGACCTTTGGGCTGTAGGGATAGCAATGACCGTGCTTGCCCCATCGGAGTCCGGGCTTGCCATTCATGGAACATGCTTGGACTGGCATTGACAACCTCTACTCGGTTGGTGGTGTGGTGATTGTCGGCTCGGCTGCTTCCTCGTCGTCAATGTCAGTATCCAGGCTGTATGACTCGCCTCCGAAACGTGAAGCCTTCACTTCCGAGGGTGTGAGCACACCAGTGTTGATATACACCTCATCGGTCTTCGCTTGCTCGGCTCTCGTTTTGACAATCTCAGATTCTGTCGGTTGCCACAAGGGATTGAAGCAAAGATTCCATCCGTCAATCTCCGTTCCGTGAAGCTCTCCCTCGCTGCTGATCTGGACAAGGTAGCAGAGCCTTTCCAAGGGTGAGCGCAGTTCGTCTTCTTGTCTGGAAAGAATGTCATCATAGTAGAGGCGGATAGATCCGGCCGATTCACCACCCAGGCCCTTTGACTGCTCCCCAAAGAGCAAGACTTGTGGGATTCCCGTAATGGCACAGAGAGCACCTTCCAACTTGGCAACCATCCCCTCGAGACCAGTGACCGATGAGCTGATCCGTTCCATCTTCTCTGTTGTGTCAAGCAGTATGGAGTTGATGACGTGCTTGGAAAGGTCGATCAAGTTGAGCCGACGCTTGATGAGGTCTTCTTGACCAGATGATATAAGGTCCTGGAGCCCGTCGATTGACAGGATGCCAATGATGAATTCACTTATGATATGCTCGATGTTTTCATATGCCTCGCCGAGACCGCGCAGCCGGGGGACATAGCAATCATACACACTGTCGCCCCATCCCTGATTGGCAACGCGCACGCTTTCCGGAACGTCCATACCCTCGAAGCGAAGTGTTCGCGTCTCGTGAACTTGGTATGTTACTCCCGTGGAAAGATTGTTGATGTCGTATACTTCTGGCAATCCAAATTTCTCGGAAGCCGGATCCGTGTAGAGCTGCCCGGAATTCCAAGTGATGTCGTATCTGTCATGCACGCGGAGGAACTTGACGGACTTGAGTAGTGCCTCGTTAAGTGGCAACTTCATTTCCTGTCCGTCATCCAGGCCCATCACAATCAGGGATCCACCGTATAGGTCTCCCCATTGTACGGCTGTCCGGAATATCTGTCGTGCCTTGAGCTTGTCAAGTTCACCGATGATATAGTTGTCCGTATCACCCTCGACCTTGAACCACTTGCGCACCATGTCGTTCACTGGAAGGGAAAGTACCCGTCGGGCAAGACCATCCTGGCGATACAGTGCCTCGAGGGTTGGCTTCGCCAATGCCTTTCCGAGTGAGAAAGTGGTGCTTTGCTTCTTGTCAACACCGGAGATGCCAAGGCCCGTGAATAGGTTTCCCCACCCGTCAACTCGACTGGTCAACTCATTCAGTCTTCCGACCAGTTGCTTCTTTGTCAACGAATCAATGCTCTTGCTTGGCATGGACTCCTCCTTCACCTTTGGGTAAGTTTGTTGAGATCGAGAGTTCGCTTTCCAAATTTGGAATGTATCACATAGCGGCCCGCATCTTGACAATGGTCTCCGGTCTTCTTTGGTTTGTCTTCTCCTTTGACTTGCGCGTTCTTGTCCCACACATAGCCAAAGAATTCTTTGATGTAGTTCGGGCACTGTTTACAGATGGCATACTCGCCACTGACAAGCATCCGTGCTACAGTCCGTATTCCGTCAAGCACCGAGTTGTCAGCATGTCGTATCCCCGGGAAACCATCTTGGGTGAGTTGTACTTGTAAACTCGCTGCGGACGGGTCAAGGTAGATATGGCGCAGCTTGGTTCTCCAATGTGGACCGAGGTGCTCGGTGACAAACAAGAGGAGATCAGCACTGTATTGCTTGTCAGTCTTCTGTTGTTGTGAAGCACGGCTGTCATGGTAGTATTCCCGTTCGGCCCACACCTTGGGCCCACTGATTGTCAAAGGGTTATTCCCCACAAGCAAGAAGGCCGTCGGATTTCCAGTTCCATAATCAACGCCGATGTCGTAGTATGCCGCATCCGGTGGTGTTGACAGAACGTGAATCCCCTCGTCAAAGAAATCGAAGACTGCCCCTTCGGCAACGGTCCACAGGCCCAAGACGAAACGCTTGTACCATAGCCCGATAAAGTTCTTGCGCAGTGCCTTTTTATACTTCTCGGAAAGGAAAGGGTTGTCATCGAGATGGAACCGGAATCGCTTTAGGTCAAGGTCCTTCTGTCTGTCAAGGTAGTCCTTTTTCAAGTAGTGATTGGGATTGTCTGGGTTGGTAGAGCCAAAGAACTCCGACGCGTCAAGTGAGAGGCGAGTGTCAAGCATCTTGAAAAACGTCTCGGGCCACAATGTCAATTCGTCACCAAGACATTTCCGGACCGTAGAACCGCGGATCTTTCCTTCCGCTCTCTCGTCATTGGCTCCGATGGTGTATACGATGTTGTCGAATATGTGAAGCTCCCTCTTGCCCGGATAGTAGGCGGCCGAGTTTCCAAGAAGGTCCAACAGGGGATTAATGATATTCCGCTTTAGTGAATCAAGTGTCTTTCCAATCAAGACATCTATGGTATCACTTGGAAGGTGTGACTTTGATTCTGTCAATGCACGGATGAACCGATAGTTGAGCGCCACTGTCTTTCCAGAACGGACAGCACCATCGAGGATATTGATTCGAGCGGTTGACCGCTTGACGGCCCACCGTTGCTTTGGTGACAGCATTATTCGTCAAGCTCCTGCTCGTTCTCGGAATCCATTTGGTCAAGCTCGCTCTCTGGTGTCTCTGTCAACTTGTCAAGTGCCTCCAGAATGCGACCCTTGTTGTCGGCCTTGGCACCTTCACTATCGCGAGTCCAACGCTTCCGATTTATCAACCACATTGCGGCCGCACTGGTGTCGGGTGGCAAATCCTCGAGGTAGTCTTGACTATCGGTGATGGCACCCTCGAATGTAGCGAACTTGACACGCTTGAGTGACATCCCACAAGCACGGGCCTTGAGCGCCATCATTACTTCACTATCGGCAATGGCGGCTCCACTTTGGAAAGCCTGTTGTAAATCAGGGTGCTCGGCAAGATAGGTACGCAGTGTGTTGTGTGCCACACCGATAGTCTTGGCGGCTGTAGGGATGGTATACCCACAGATTGCCAGCATGTGAAGTGTCTCAGCATTGACAAGAGGGAATCCATCAAGGATACGATCCCCTTTAGGTCGGCCCACGGGTATACGAGATAGCTTGACTTTTAGAGAAGCCTCTTTCCGTTCGAAAAATTCCTCAAAGGAATCCCAGGCACCCTTCAATGCCACTAAGGAAATACCAAGATGAATAGCTATTTCCTTCTGCGTACCCTCTTTTTTGTATAGACGGTATGCCCGTATTTTATCACTATGACTCGGTTTGTACTTTCGTGGGAGTGGCATATCAATGACCTCGTAGGACCAGTAGTGCCTGGATGGCTGCGTAGATGGTATACACCAATGATACAACAGGGAGTACCAGAAAAGCAAGAACGGCTGCTATCCGCCAGTAGAGTATCGGATCCCTTGTCTTATGCACGATAGTCACTACACTTGACAAAGGAACATGACAGCTTGCTACACGATAGATCCACCCTCATGTGATTCCCACACCGTTGACACTTATGAGTCGAGATGACCCATTGCCGTCCACCATCGGTGATGACTGTTTTCCCGGGGACCACCGTCCCGGGCACCCTACGTGGTCGGACGTACTTGGGCGGTGTTGGTGTGGTCGCAACTGTAGGAACGACCGTAGACGGGCTGGAAATACGTTTGACGGCCATGGAATGCGCCTTTGTGGTTGGTGGTGTTGATGGTGTGACCGGGACAGCCGGCAAGGACGGCAAGGCCGGAGGGAGAAGCCTATCTTGCCACGGATCGGACACGAGCCATTGTGTATCTACCGACTTGACAGGTACTCCACGGACTACACCGAGAACCCTTTGTCCAGTCTTCCGGTTGATTGACTTGACAACCATATCCCCATCATTGGTGAACTCGGCAAACAAGAACGCGAAGTCGGACCCATCTTGACAAACTCGATTCAACGTCTCGAGCATCAAGGTCAATCGTTTCCGATTTAGTAACACACGGGCCTTGATCCCTTTGGCGTTGACAGTTCGTAGAAGGTCCTTGTAGTCATAGTAATCCTTGGGATATGGCTTCGCCTGTAGTGCCTTGGTTCGCTTACCATCGTACATTGTCAATACGGCATTCCCGTCCGCCATAGATACGTCACAGTGTTCCAACAGACCCTCGAACTTTTTGTCAACACCGATGTATTT